TCGAGCCATTCCGCGAACTCGTCCCGGGTCTTCTCCGGTCGTCCCCTGCGATCCCTGGCGGTCCTCTCCACCGGGGGCGGCTTGAGGTGCTGGTTCTCGCGCCTCCACTTGTAAACCGTGGCGGCGGAGACTCCCGCCTCCTCGGCCACCCTCCAGGCGGGCAACGTGAACGGGTTCAACCCCTCCGGGAGCACAGCGGGCGGGCGTCCTAGCTTCGTCATCTCTCCTCCTTCGTCGGACATTCGACCGGGTTTATATCGCACAAGTGATGAAAAAGCGCAAGCGGAAAGGCCCCCCGGTCTTTTTTGATCTTTTTTCACTTTTCCACTTGCGCCATCGGAACGGGAGTGGGTATAAAAAGAGTGTCAGCGGGACACAACAACAAACGACACGGAGACAACATGAACAACGCACTCAACACCGCCGCTCCCCGCTGGGGCAAGGGTCACGTCAAGGCCGACCCGCGCACCCGTTACCGTGCGGCCCTCGCCCTTTACCGCCGCGCGCTGGCGGTGGCCTACCGGGAGGAGATCAGCGGCGCGGAGTTCGCTGACCTCGCCCGCGAGGAGGCTCACTACCGCGCCGACCTTGAGGTTGTGGTCGGTGTGGTCGGTGGCCCGCTCTGCGGTAACGATGAGGTCGTGACCGAGCGCGAGCCGACCCCCGCCGAGTGGGCTGACGCTGCCGAGGCGGTGGCTTACCGCTTCTGCGATACCTACACCGTCCGGGAGGCGCTGCACCCGGGCGCTGACCTCGCCCGTGAGCTGGCCGATTTCCAGGCGGGTATCGCCCGATGACCCTGAGCTAGCGCCCCCGCAGGGACCCCGCTTCGGCGGGGTTTCTTGCTTGGGCCAGATCCTCGGGTGGTACCCTCCGCCGCATGAGGACCACCAGCAAGCGCAAGGACACGGAGAAGGAGTCCCGGAGGCTCAAGTTCATCGGGATGGTGATCGCCGTCTCCGGGTGCGTCTTGGCGAAGGACTCCAGCGTGGAGATCGCCGGGATCTATGCCGCGTTCGTCGGTGGTGCTGCATACCTCGGGAGCCGGTACATCTCCGGGGAGACGGAGCGCCCGAGCGGGTCTCCACCCGTCGAGGAGCCGCCCCAGTGAGCCGCCCCCTGCCCTGGTACTTCTGGGCCACCGTGGCGGCGGCTGGCGTCCTCCTGCTTCTCGTCCTCGTCCCGCCCCTTCGGGGCTTCGTGGTGGAGGCTGTGGCCGCTGTACTCGCGGGTGCTGTGGGTGTGCGCTCCGCGCAGCGGAGGAGCGCCGCCCGGGACGAGGCCACCGAGGCGATCGAAGATCACCGAGAGGCGGCAGCGGTGGAGACCCGCCAGACCGAGAGCCGCCAGGAGAGGGCCTCAGAGCGCGCCTCAGAGGCTTTGGGTGAGTCCGTCGAGTCAGCACCCCCCGAGGATGCGAAAGACCGCGAGAGACGCGCACAGGCGCTCGGGGCGGATCCGCTCGGATGACGGTCCAGATCGATCTCCGCTGGGTCCTCGTGGCGGTCTCGGTCCTGGCTCTGACGGGTGCGGGTCGTCACCGGCTGATCGACCCGATCCCCTGGGAGGACGTGACCCGGTATGAGCCCGAGGACCTCCGGGACGTGGTGAAGGACCGGGCGAAGGTACTAGCGGGAGACCCCGCCCCCTTCGATGGGTGGCTCCTGGCGGGTCAAGGGTTCGCGCGCTCGGTGGAGGCGTATGAGGACGCCTCCCGGGCTCTGGTGGCCTGCTACCGGTGGAGGGATGAGGATCGGCGGTTCGCGGACCGGATCCACGCTGCCACCGTGGAGGGCATCAAGACGTGCCGGGCGAGCAAGCCTCGGGACTTCGCGGCGGGTGCTGCGGTGGGGTTTGGGGCGTGCGCTGGGGTCGGATGGGCCGTGGAGGGAGCGAGACGATGAGCCGTGACATGGGAGCCTTGGATCCAGAGTTCCGCGAGGTCTGCTACCGGGTGCTCAGTGCCTGCAAATCCCGGGGCGTGGAGATGCGTCCGTTCTTCACGGCCCGCCATCCGGTGGATCAAGGGGCTCTCTGGCGGCAGTCCCGATCTTCCGCGGAGGTCCAGCGCAAGGTGGAGGAGCTAAAGGCCGCGGGGGCTCCGTACCTCGCCCAGTGCATCCTCGACGCGGGACCGCAGAGCGGACGATGGGCGACCAACGCGATCCCCGGCCTCTCCTGGCATCAGTGGGGGCTTGCGCTCGACTGCTATTGGCTCGTGGACGGCGCGGCGGAGTGGGACGCGGGAGCGACTCACCACGGGGTCCAGGGGTACAGGGTCTACGCGGAGGAGGCTGAGACCCTCGGCCTCCGCTCCCTAGCGAGCATCGGGGACCCGGTCCACATCCAGCAACCCCAAGAGGGCTCACCGAGCCACCTCGGCCTCCCTCAGATCGACGCGGAGATGAGGCAGAGGTGGAGGGTGGCGTGAATGAGCGAGGAGCCAGAAGACACACTCACGATCGCGGTGGAGGCGGCTCGGGACGCCATCGACGCCCGTAGGGGTGCGCCGAGCAAGGCCCCGCCGCCCGCGGGCGGTCCGTGGGCTGTGCTCGCCAGCGTGGACAAGGGCACGCTGACGCTCGTAGCCGCTGCCATAGGCGTCCTGACTATGGAGGCGGACCGGTGGGTGGGCTCGATGGTCAGAGACGAGGAGACGGCGATCTCGCGCGCCGTGGCGGACATCGCGACGAAAGCCGCGGAGGAGGTATGCCGCGCCGAGGTGGACGCACTCCGAGGGGAGGTCCATCAGGCGGCGGAGAAGCCCCCCACGATCTCGGACATCAGGGAGAAGGCGTGGGAGGACCGCCAGCGGATCTACGCCCTAGAGAGGCTCCACGACGTAGGAGAGGCGAGACGCGAGCGAGCTAGGGACGAAGACCCCTTGGGGCGTTAGTTCGCGGACTCCAGCGCGGCGACGAGGGCCTCGGCTTCGGTTTCGTGGGTGCATTCCACAATGGTCGCGAGCCCCTCAGATCCGTATCGGGCGCGAACACCCCAGCCGGTGCCGGTGTGCATCGTGCTGGCTATGCAATCGGAGCCCCGATGCGGCTCCCACGCCTCCCGCACTTGGGCCAGTAGCACGCCCAGGGTCGCGGGGTCGCGGAGATCAGGCCAGCCGAGGTTGGATTGCTGCCACAGGCTGATCGTGTGGCTTTGGTGCAACCCGAACGCAGCCATCGCGGCGGTGCTGCCTCCGATGTGCCAAGCGGCCAGCACGGTCATGCCGGTTGAACCGTCAAGACAGCCTCGCGTCCACTCCATCCCCGCCGCCATCGCCCGCAGCCCGAGCGCCTTCGATTCGTCGTTAGTCATGTCTCCTCCATTCATTGGTTCACCTCGACCACCACGAACCCGCACCGGTTCCACGAGGCAAGCTTGACCGCGTCCCTCTGGGCTCCCTCGCGGGTGTCGTACACCCTCCCAGGCTCTACACCCGCGATCCTGGCCGTGGGGCCTTGGTAGGCGTGCGAGGTGGTGGGGCGTTTCGGGATCCGGGACGCCTTGACGATGATCCAACTAGACACCGAGGAGCCTCCCAAGGTGGCACTTGGCGTTGTGGGCGTCCCAGGGCTCTCCGCAGTTCGGGCATGGCCCCGAGGGGTCCCGGAGACGCATGAGAGCCGCCACGAGGGCGTGGCGTAGGTGGTGGGTGGTGGCCGCGGCGGTCCCTAGCTCCAAGGCCACATCATCCGCCCCGCTCTGGATCAGAGCCATCTGAGCCGCGGAGACGGTGGGGCATATCTCAGGACCCACCACCGCCCGCACCCGCTGGAAGACCCGCCTCCGGGAGCCGTCGAGGACTAGGGCGGCGGTCTCTTCGTCGCGGACGATCATCAGTCTCCCCACACCAGATCGAAGTCTCGGTTCTCGGGCTCCCGCTGGGCCTCGGCGTCTCGGATGACCTCAACGCACTCGGCCCGCGCCTCGTCGTCTCCGTCGATGGCTCGTTCGCAGATAGCCACCATCGCAAGGTCGCCAGCGCACCCCGCCTCCTCGCCAAGGGTGATGATCTGCTCGTCGGTGATGGTGTCGATCGTGGTCATGGCTTCTCTCTCCTCCTACCGCGTGAGGTAGACGAGGCCGGAGTCGATGCGCGCGGCATCGATCGCGTCGTCAATGTCCACGAGTTCCGCGCCGTCCTGCTCGGGGTCGGCGTAGAGGTTGAGGCCCCACCCCTCGGCGTCGGCTCGCCGGATGGCGTCAGCCGAATCCTCGTCGGTGTTGGCAAAGTCGCGAAGGTCCAGGCGGTTCTTGATCATGGCTTCTCTCTCCTCCGGGGACGTTGTGTCCCGCTGACACTCTCTTTATACAGGGAAGCCGAATCAGAGCGCAAGCGCAAAAGAGAAAAAACAGAAAGAAAGTCACACCGAGCGGGTCAGGACCACCTCCACCCTGGGCTCCTCATGGGGAGCAGTCCACCACTTCCGCACGGTGAGGGACCAGATCCGCGAGTCGTTCACGATCACCCCTGACTTCTCCAAGGCATCGCACACGGCCTTTCCATAGTTGTCCGCGTCGGGCTTCGTGGGCTTGATCTCCCGCGCCATACGCCGCCGCCTGGAGTGCGCCTTGGGCCTAGAGCAGTACACATCCACGACTAGCTCCAGGGGCTCGTCCAGACCGCTATCGGGGATGCTCTCCCGGATCGCCCACGCCGCGGCCTTCTCCCAAGCCAGGGTCTTGGTGGGGGTGTATGTGCGGCCATTGCGTCCGAGCCTGGGGCGTCCCTTCGGGACCGGCTCGCCTGGGATGGTGGCCCGGTAGATCACTCGACGATCTCCAGGTAGTCGTCACCGATCCAGGCCCGCCCGCCGATCCTCCCTCGTCTCGTGGTCTCTCCCATCGTCCCGTCATCCCACCGGATCAGGGTCACTTCGCCCCGTGTTTCGGTGCGCTTGACCCGAGGCTTGATCACCGTCCCGAGCCTCTCCCCGTGGCGGACCCTCATCCCCTTGCGGAGGACGGGGAGCCCCGGTCCCAGTTGGTCCGTGAGTGGCATGTGCTTCACGTCAAGCCCTCGACGCCTCCAGCGGAACGCACGACGGCGGGCGGAGATGGGCTCGACTCCGAAGTGCTCGGCCACCTCGGCCACGCTCTGGGCCTGATTCCAGACCTCGATGAAGCGGGCGGTCTCTTCTTCTCTCGTCATCGTGTCCTCCCTCCAAACCGGGGCGAGGGCCGAAGCCCCCACCCCGGGCGCGCGGTGTCGGATGGAGAGAGATGCCGCGCGCAAGTCGTCCTAGAACGGGATGTCGTCGCCGTCCGCGAATCCGCCGCCGCTGTATCCGGCTGGCTTCGAGCGGTCCCCCGCGGCGGAGTAGCCTCCCCGCTCCTCGCGGGTCACTCGGCGGAAGGGGCCGTCCACGGCTCGGGCGTTCACCTCGGAGGTGGTGCGCTCCTTCCCCTCCTTGTCCGTCCACACCCTCTGGCTCTCCTCGCCCGTCACGGTGACGAGGTCGCCCTTGGACAGGGCGGTGAGGCAGTAGTCCCCGGTCTTGCCCCAGACGGCGACACGCCGCCATGTGGTGGTCTTCCGGTCCCCGAAGCCCACGGAGTCCGCGAGGTTCAAGATCACGGGTCCCGCGCCTTCCCGCTGGCGCTCGGGGTCTCGCCCGAGGTTGCCGGTGATGATGATCGTGTTGCTCATGTCTCCTCCTTTAGCGGTAGATCCTGATCGTCTCGCTCGTGTCCCAGGAGAACCCGGCGTCCGCCATCTCCTCGGGGTGTTCCTTGTAGTACCGCTTGGCCTCGCTTGTCAGCGTGCGCCGCTCGGTGAACTGCTCGGGCCACTGGCTCGGGTCGGACGGCCCGATCAGAGCCGGAGATCCGGCCCTCTGCATCCTGATCCGCCCCAGGGCGGTCTCGATCGCCACGTCCCGCTCCCCGGTCCGCTGGCGCTCCACCTCGATCAGGGTCGGGAGCACCTCCCGCTTGATCCGATCCACCGCCCGGGAGGCTCGCCGGATCCTGGCGTCCAGGGGTGCCATGAGGGCCTTCTTCGCGGACCGGTGGGACTCCACCTCTCCCTCAACCCTGGCGAGAACGTAGAGAGCCGCCTCCGCCTTCTGGGGCACGTCGGACGCGAGGTCATCCCACCACGCGAGGATCTCCTGCTCTAGAGCCTCGGCCTTGAGGTCTCCTTCGGGGGTCCCCTCCTGGCAGGCGAGAGCCCACCGGGCCTCCAAGTCGAGGACGAACTGGCACTCACTGGCGATCTGGGCTGTGGTCTTGCTCATCGTCCCCTCCTGGCGTTCTCGCGGAGTGCGAAGATCACGGCCTCCCGGCCCGTCTTGCTCCCCATCATGTCCTCGATGCCGAGCCCGGTCGTCTCCTGGACCATGCTCTCAGCCTCCGCCCGGTTGGCCTCATCGGAGAGGTCCCCGAACACATGGATCAGCGCATTCGTGACGTGCTGGACGCTGTACTCAGGCACCCGCCCCGCGGGTGGCCGCGGGCGTCCCTGAGAGCGCCCTTGGGAGCGTCCAGACGGTCCGCTCGCGTTCCCGTCGTCGTCCTCCTGGGCCACGCCACAGATCGCCGCCAGAGAGTACCTCCTCAGGTAACTCACAGCCGATCCAAGGGCTTGTGCCTCGTTCCCACCTCGGACGGTGGCAGTTGTGGCGACCGTGCCACAGTCCAGGCTCCCAGACTCATGGAGGAGGACGGTCTGGATTGTGACCCTCCCGTGCTCGTCGTTCCCTGGCATCTGGACCACCGCGATCCCCTGCTCCGCGAGGGCGGGGATCACCACGTCCCGCACGGCGGCGAGGGACGCGAAGCGGCTCTTGAAGTGGGGGTTGGCCGAGTCCTTCACCACGTTGTCCATCGCGGCTTGGGCTTTGGCGAGGGCGGCAAAGAGCGCCCCCGGGTGTGTCTTGTCTTCCATCTCTCTCTCCTATCAGATGGCGTTTCTACAGTGCGGACCTTCCGTGATCACCGGAAGGCGTCCGAACCTCTGAGGCATCGGTGGACCCGCGAGCCACTCCCGCACCATCTCCTTCTCATGCTCGAAGGCCACGCCCTCCAGAACGGCGAGGACCGTCTGGACCCGCTCCCGCTCCTCGGGGGTTAGCTCCGCGAGGAGGAGGAAGGCGCGCAAGGCGGAGCACAGGTCATCGCGTCTCATCGTTTCTCTCTCCATCGGTGTGAACTGTACACCTACAGGCGAGGGGGTCAAGTGGTGAAGTGGAAAAAAGTCCACCCCACGCCGGGGGCCTCTGGTGTACAGTCCAGCCAGGAGGTGAGAGAGATGCAGATCGAGATCAAGCCAGAGGACGGAGTGGTCCTCCCGCACATCGGCCCGGTTCGAGGCGTGGTGAGCTATGCCCCCGGATACCCGAGCACATATTGGGAGCCAGAAGAGGGTCCAGAGGTGGAGAGAGCGGACCTGATCGACTCCTACGGTCGGCCCCTGGTGTGGGACTCGATGCCGGATGAGATGTGGGACGCGGCATGGTGCGCCTTGGAAGAAGCGGTGAGCGAGATCTACGGGGCGATGTATGACGAGGCCATGACGAGGAGCCTCGAAGATGCATAGCAAGTGTCTACAAGCCGCGGCCCTGTACGGTCCCCGCGCCGCGTGCGGGCCGGAGTGCCTCGTGGTGGAGCGTTACGCATGGGCGATGGGTGCCCGCGGGGAGGCTCTCCCGGAGAAGGTCCCGCCCCTGGCTCGGGAGGCGTGGGAGCACGGGCGGAGGTCCGTGAGGAGGCCGCTTGACCGCAAGCGGATCCCCTGCATAGACTGATCGAGTCCGAGAGGACACACCGCCGAGCGCGGGTTTCGTGAACGCCCCCTCCCCCACTGCTGGCCAGCAATCCGGGGGAGGGCGGCGGAACCCCGCCTCGAAGACGAACCCCGCGCCGCCCACCTACAGGCGAGCGCATGACACCCGCGACAGCGGGAATGGAGAGGTGCGCCGTGAACGAAAACAGAGACGGTATCGAGATGGGCACGGTGATCAACTGCACGGTGGAGCAACTGCTCAACGCCATGTGGGACCACGTCACCGGACACGGAAACGATCCCGTGGCGAGCATCGTGGAGATCCGGGTCCGTTGCGCTGGTGGGCGCGTCGTGGTCTTCCGCGACGACGAGAAGGCAGAGGTCCACGGTGGCTGACGTTCAGCCAGACCGGGCGATGCCGGTCCACCGGGACCTCTTCGCGGTCCTCAACAATGCCGACCTGACCCCGAGCGAGTTCCGTATGGTCCTCGCGCTGATCCGCGCCTCCTGGGGCTGGGGAAAGACCACGACCGAGCACAGGTTCTCCCATGCGGTGATCGAGTCCTTGACCGGGATCCGCGATCGGAAGCAGCGCAAGCGAGCCTTGGACGGCCTCAGGCGGAAGGGCGTGATCGTCCTCGTCCGTGAAGCTGACCCGCGCGCCTCCAGGCCCGCCGAGTGGGCTCTGGTCAAGGATTACGATTCGTGGGACTGCGCCCCGCTCGGGTGCCCCATATGGAGACAAGCCCCCGGGGGTGCGGAGCCCCCCGGGGTGGAGAGCCCCCAGGGGCACGAAGCCCCGCATGGTGTAGCCCCCCCGGGACCCCCGGGGTGCGGAACCCCCCAGCCCCCGGGGGTGCGGAACCCCCCACATGAAGCACAAGAAGAAGCACAAGAAGAAGCACAAGACTTGAACGTCGGCGGAGCGCCGACCCTGTTTCCGATGCCGAAGGCTAAAACGGCGGCTCAGGTTCGGGCAGAGCAGGCGGAGACGCTGATCGCCCGGTGGCATGAACTCGCCAAGACTCGGCGGTCCAAGGGCTCGAAGGCTGACGGACTGAGGCTCTCTAGTGCGAAGAAGGCGATCCAGGCCCACGGCTACGAAGCGATCGCGGAAGATCTGGAGGCTCTCGCCGTCGATGAGTGGTGGCGGGGGAAGAACGACCGAGGATCCGACGCATTCAAGGTCAACGGCCCAGAGGCCATGTGGGGCTTCAACTCCGAGTACAAGCGGAACACGCTGATCAAGCGGCTGGACAAGAGGGCGAGGGGCGTCCTCTCCGCTCCAAGCGTCCCCTCGGTCAAGGTCGAGCGGTGGTGGCGGGAGGTTGACGGGCACGCCCAGAAGGCGCGGGGCGACATCGACACTCTCCGCGTATTGGGTCAGATCCAGACGTTCGATCAAGCCCTGGACTACATCGCCCGCCAGGAGGGAGCGCCCTCGGTCCAAGCCCTTCGTCCCATCGTGGCGCGGTGGTGGGAGGATCAGCGGTGATCATCTCGGACAAGATCCCCCACGACGTGGGAGCGGAGCGGGCTTGCCTCGGGGCGGTCCTGATGTCACCGGACACGCTCTGGGACCTACAGGCCCAGGGAGTGGTCCCGGAGTCGTTCTACTCCGAGCCCCATCGTCTGATCTGGCGGACCTATCTGGAGTGCTCCCAGGCGAACGAGCCGATGGATCCGGTGGGAGTGGCTGGACGCCTGGAGCGGGCGGGGATGCTCGACAAGATCGGCGGGTACCCGTATCTCGTCGGCCTCCTGGGCTCCTGTCCGATGACCTCGGAGGTGGACAAGTACGCAGCCCGCGTCCTCATGGACGCCCGAGCCCGCGCCCTGATGACCTCGTGTGTGATGGCTCACGCCAACCTGAGCCGGGGCGGGGACTTCGAGGGAGCGGCCAAGATGCTCGGGGACACCATCGAGGAGGGCTCTCCCAAGCCCCCCACGTGCTCTCCCGTCTCCGATACGGCCCACCGGGTGGTGGACCGGCTGATCCGCGACGAGCCGGGGGCTCAGGCCCTCCCAACGGGGATCCGCGAGCTAGACGAGGAGCACGGACGGCTGATCGTGCTCGGGAAGGTGATCCTCATCCTCGGAGCGTCCGGTTTGGGGAAGTCCGCCCTCATGGGCCAGCTAGCGAAGGGACTCGCCGCCAACGGTCATCCCGGGTGCCTGTTCGGTCTGGAGATGACCCGGGACGAGTACATGGAGCGGGACCTCGCGAACGAGGGCCGGATCAGTTACAGCCGGATCCAGCACGGAAGCCTCACGGACGAGGAGAAGGCGATCTTGGTCGGAGCCCACGAGCGGATCGACCGGCTCCCGTATTGGGTGGACGACGACCTCCCGACCATGCCCGAGATCTACGCCAGGACCCGCCGAGGGGTCAGGACCGAGGGCTGGCAGTGGATCGGGATCGATCACGCCCACATCGTCCCCGCCTCCGACGACAGGATGACCGAGCCCGAGCGGATCTCCGAGATCGCGGAGTACGCCCAGAGGATCGGGAAGAAGTGCGGGGTGGCCGTGATCCTGTGCGTACAGATGAACTCCGACGTTAAAAAGCGGACCGACAAGCGGCCCAAACTCGGAGACATCGACTATGGGAAGAAACTCGTTCAGGCGGCGTCCACCGCTCTCGGGCTCTACAGGGACGATTACTACAACCCTGAGTCAGGCGTGAAGGGACTGGCGGAGGTGTCGATCCTTAAGGCCCGGTTCGGACGCCTGGGGCGGGCCAAGATGAGGTGGCGGGGAGAGTTCCAGAGGTTCGATCCGGTCGTGGGCTGATCGTGGTGCGTCTCGCCTTTTTCGGAAAAAGCGCGCTATCCGCTTGTGCTGGGATGAGGCTTGTCCTATAAATAATCCAACGGGGGGCAACGAAGCCCCAAGGAGAGAGACCATGACCAACGCCGACATCGCGACCCGAGACCTCATCGCCGCCATCCGCACCGCCGTTGCCGCGCCCAAGGGATGCGCCTTCAACTCGGTGAGCCGCTACATGGCCGAGGCGGACTACCTCCTCGCCAACACCGACCTCAACACGGACGCCGCGCGCCGTCGCGCCGGGAGCATCCGCCGCGCCGTGGAGACCAACGTCGCTCTCTACGCCTAACCACTCCAGCGCCCCGCCCGGGGCCTCGTACCGGGCAAGGAGGAGACATGGACACCGCCACCGCTCGCGGAATCTTCCGCACCTACATCACCGAGGCCGCGTTCTACGCCCGGTCCCTGCGCTCCCAGCGCAACCCCTCCACCCGCCTGTGGCTCGCCACGCGGGTCCACAAGTACCGGACCCTGGCCCGAGAGGCCGCGCGGGACCTGTAGGAGGGGCGGCTGACCGCTACACGGCTCGCCTTTTTCAAAAATAGTTCGATATGCGCTTGCGCTGAGAATCACCCGGGCCTATAAATAGTCCAACGGGGGGCAACGAAGCCCTAGAGGAGAGAGACCATGTACCCCAGCTTGACCGGATACGACGCCTGGAAGACCGCGACCCCGCCCGAGGGCGCGTGCGAGCACTGCGACCACGTCTACTGTCCCGAGGTGTGCGAGGTGTGCGGCGAGTGCCTCCACGCTGGAGACTGGACGGAGGTCCAGGGGCACGAGGTTTGCGCCTCGTGCGTCGAGGGCGGGTGCCCGACCCAGGACTACCAGCCGTGCGAGGTGTGCGGCGAGTGGGCCACCCTCAAGATCGGCTCCGTGACGATCTGCACCATGCCCGAGTGCGACACCCACAAGCGGCGGGAGGCTTGACCATGAGCAACGAAAACCATCACCCACGCTGCGCCACCCTGATCGACAGCGTGCTCCGCTGCACCTGCGCCCAGGAGGACGCCTGGGACGACAAGATGGCGGAGGAGGAGGAGATCCTTAGCTGGGTGCCCTGCGACTGCCATCGGGGGTGCGAGCGATGCGGCGGCGAAGGGTACGTCTACGAATGAGCCGGGCGATCTTGACCAACCTGCGCCCCTTCGGGGGCTCCTTCCGAGCCACGGCCACCCTCCTCCCCGGAGGACGCCACGAGGTGGCCCTGGAGGCCCGAGCGGGGCGCGTGTTCCTGGCGAAACCATACCCCGAAGGGCTCGGGGGCTCGGGCTTGTACGACCTCTCCACGGCCCTCCACCGTCTCAGGCTGGACCCCTCGGACACGCGGCCCCGGTACGTCTGGGCTTGCGGACACGAAGAGCCGGACCGGTGGTCCGTGGTGGTGGACCTGGGGCGGAAGTGCCCCGGGTGCATGGCCGAGGACAAGACCCGAGAGGCGGGCGGACGGGATCTGTTCGGGGAGGGCGTGCGAGCCCTGCACGATTAGAGCGCCCAGGACGCCGCCAGAGCGCGTTTCAGGGCTCGACCCTTGCCGGGGTATGCCTGGAGGTGGAAAGCGCACGAGAGCGGCTCTCAGGCGTCCCGGATATTTTCTTCTCTTTTTCTCTCTTTTCCACTTGCGCCGTGATGGGCGGGTCTAGTACAAATAGTCCAACGGCGGGACACAACGTCCCAGAGGAGAGAGACCATGACCCACGAAGCCCGATACTCCATCCGCGGAACCAACGGACACAACGCTGACGATCTGACGCTTTACGAAGCGGCCAAGGCTCTGATCGCAGCGCGGAAGGATGAGGCCCTGACCGACGCGAGCCACATCCGCCGCGGTGGCCGCCCGGTGGCTTTCTTCTGCGAGTGGCTGAACGTGGTACGCCCGATGTACAAGGCCCTCACGGAGGAGGCCGAGGTCATCGCGGTGTGGGAGATGGGGAGCTAGATCGGACCGGGGGTTCCTGGGCTCACTTCGAGCCTCGGCACCCCTCGCGGACGGCCTCTCGGACCGTCTCCCGGAGCGGGACGCCGTGCTCTCGGGACCGCTGGATCAGCCTCTCAAGGTCGCGCGGATCTGCCAGGACGCCGAAGGCGACCTCCCGGATCAGGGTCTGCTCGGAGCACCGGGAGCCGGATCTCATGGCGGGGACACGGAGGCCCCTCTCACGGAGGAACGCCAGCGCGTCCGCGATCATGGCGTTCTCGTCGTCGGTCTGGCCCCGCTCCTGATCCGCCCCGTATAGCGTGAGTCTGATGTCTCGCTTCATGCGACAAATGTACAGCCCAACCCTTGACCGGTCAATGTGTGTCCCTGTACTGTACACCCCGACCCGTGGAGGACCGAGACCCTGATGGATGACGACGACCGGGAGAAGCTATCCGAGGCCCTGGGGAGATCCCGCGGATGCTCGATCACGCTTGCGCTCGATCCGCACGAGGCGGAGGCCCTCCGAGAGTGGCGGGACCGGTGCTGTATCGGGTGCGGCCACTTCTACGTGGGCGGGATCAACTGCTCGCGGTGTGGAGAGCCTGGGGAGCCCCTAGAGAGGCCCCAGGACGGCCAACGGTCGGACGCCACGGCCCTGGCCCTTGGGCTGGAGGTCATGGGGATCGGAGGGGACGGATGATCCCCCGGGACTGGATCAACCTGTGGCGGGACGAGGATCACATCGTCCTGGAGGCGGTGATCGAACTCGGCGGAGGTCCTCTCTTGGCGATGGAGGTAGCGGGCCACTGTGAGATCGAAGCGGAGCGAGTGTGGCAAGCCCTGAGACGGCTCGTCTGGCGGGGTGTCCTCCAGTACGGGCCAGCCCTGAGAAACCGCGCCCGGTGGGAGCTATCCCGCGAGACGCGGCGACGACTTGAGGAGATGGAGGAGAGAGCATGAGGCACGAAGCGAGGATCACCGTCTGCTCGGTCATGCGGGACCTGAGCATGGACGCGGGGAGCGACACCGGGAAGCGTGTCGCGTGGTCGGCGGGCTCCCGGGTGCGGGATATGTGGGAGGCGGAGCACGACCGACGCCCCGAGATGCGTCTGGTCCAGAAGACCAGCGGCAGCGGGACGCATGACAAGGCCGTCTATCCCGAGTCATGGCGGGGGCGGATCGAGGAGGCGATCTACACCGCCGAGGTGGAGGTAGGCGCGGTGCCTGATCCGCGTCAAGTGGGCTTGTTCGGGTGATGCTCCAGGCACACCACGGCGATGGGCTCGCGATCTACCCGACGCTCCCCTCCGACGCCTACACGCTGATCGTCTCGGACGGCGCTTATGGGATCGGCGGGTTCCCAGGGGATCCGAAGTCCCCGAAGGGTCTGGCGGAGTGGTACCGGCCACACCTCGAAGCGTGGGACCGTCTAGCGGCCCCGTCGTCGTCGCTCTACTTCTGGTGTACCCCCGAGGGGTGCGCGCGGATGCTGCCGGTGGTTGAGGAGTACGGGTGGCGGTTCTACTCGTCGGTTCGGTGGCACAAGGGCATGGCGGCGCTTGCCGGTCGGCTTGACTCTGAGGCAATCCGAGGTTGGCCGGTATCGTCGGAAGACTGCTACTTCTTCGTCCGCGAAGCCGTGGATATCAGCGCGCTCGCGGCGCAAGGGGTCGCGCCAGGGCATGACGGACTCGCGCACAAGTCACTAATCGAAGCGGCGGGGGCGGACGAGCGGAACACGGTGAGGACGTTCCTCCGCGCGGAGTGGATGGAGCGCGCGGGGTTGACCATCGGAGACGCGACGGATCGCGCCTATCGTTCGTCGGCCTCGCACTACTTCACACGCTCCCAGTGGGCGTTCCCGACGTGGGAGGGGTTCTCAGCCCTTGCCGCCTACGCCCGCGAGCACGGACCACCGACCGAGCGCCCCTACCTCGTGACCGAGGACGTGTGGGCACGACGCGGCGGGCTCCGGGAGTCGTACGAGGCTCTCCGGGAGTCGTACGAGGCTCTCCGGGAGGAGTACGAGGCTCTCCGGGAGGAGTACGAGGCTCTCCGCTACCCCTTCACCCTTCCGCAAGGCGTGACCGACGTGTGGAGCGCGCCACCTGTTAGCGCCAAGCGGCGGCACTCATGCGCGAAGCGACCCGAGCACATCGAGCGGATCGTGAAGGCGAGCAGCCGCCCGGGGGATCGCGTTCTAGAGCCATTCGGCGGCGGGGCTCCGGTCTTGCGGGCGTGTCAGAAGTTGGGCCGGTCTTGCGATTCGATCGAGCGGGTGGAGGAGTGGCACCGCTGGGCTCTGGCGATCTTGGGAGATCACGGCGCGGTGGCCGAGCCTGGGATCCTCCCGGGCCAAGGGAGCCTGTTCGGATGATCCAGATCCGGCACACGGGCGCGGAAGACCTGATCGCATCGCTAGCTCCGGGGAGCGTCTCGGGCGTGATCGCAGATCCGCCCTGGGAGTACGGCAACACCACCACCGGAGGGAGCGGGACATCGTCCGCCGCCCACCTGTACCAGACCGGGTCCGACGCCTGGATCGCCTCGGTCCTCGCCTCGTGCTGGCCCTTGTGCGGACCCTCCGCCTACCTCGCGATCTGGTGTACGTGGCCGAAGCTGTCCGAGTGGTTCGCCGTCCACCACCTGATCCCCTGGCGATACGTCACGGGCGGAGCGTGGACGAAGGACGGGGGCTTCGGGATGGGGTACCACCATGCCGGGGACTCGGAGATCTGGCTCCTGTACGTCAAGGGCTCCCCCAGGCCAGCGGACGGACGCCAGAGCAACGCGATCCACGCCCCCAGGCTCGGACACTCGGAGAAGCCCCAGGAGGCCCTCGATCTGCTCGTGCGGACCGTCGCCCCGGAGGGCGGGCTGATCCTCGATCCGTTCGCCGGGGAGAGCGCCTCCCTGGCCCGGTGCTGCCTCCGACTAGGCCGGGAGTATGTGGGGGCGGAGATCGACGCGGAGAGGCACCAGAGGGCGCTCAGGAGGCTCTCAGGCGAGAGCGCGGAGCAGGCGCGGATGAGAAACCAGATCGCGCTATTCGGGGGCACCTGATCACACGCGAGCGGTGAGGAGTGTGGGCACATGGCAGGGAAGCCAGCGGAAGAGACAGTCACGCGGAGGCATAAGGTCCTCGCTCAGTACCTCTCACCGGGAGGGCTCGGGAAGCACAACTCCGCCGAGGTGGCGCGGGCTCTCAGGGTCTCCGAGCGGACCCTATGGCATGACCTCAAGGTGGTGCGGGAGCAATGGGCCAAGAGCGGCGCTCCTGTCCACCCGGACGCGGCCACAGTCCACGCCAGGATCGGCGCGGCCCTGGATGTGGCGTGGGGGCTTGTCAGGGAGGGAGAAGACGCGGAGACGGCTCTGAAGGCCCTGGATCGGGTCTACAAGGGGATCGACCTCCAGGCGCGCGTCTCGGGCGTCTACGCCCCGGAGAAGGTGGAGCACACCGTAGGAGAGACGGCGGGGATCAACCTGACGCCGGAGGATCTGGCGTGGTTCGCGCACTGGCGGGAGCGGTGGGAGGAGCTATGCGAGAGGCGGGAGGCGGGGACGCTCACGGAGATGGAGCGCCACGCCCTGGACGTGTTCGAGGCGGGGTTGTGAGCGAGAGGTGTCCTCTCTTCGTCGAGCTATGCGCGGGGCTCGCGTCCGTCTCGCTCATGCTCCAGGGCGGCAAGTACGCGCGCCCGCCTGTCTCGCGGATGGGCAATAAGCACGGCTATGGGCTCGCGCTGCTCCGCGTCATGGGCCTGCGACCGGGGCAGGGTGCCGAGCGGTACTTGTGGGCAGAGCCCGACCCGGGATGCCGCGCCCTGCTCCACGCCTACACCGACCGCGAGTTGATGCAGGAGGCGGCGCGCATCATCCGGTCGTGGAAGGACGAGGAGCCGCGCGCGCTGTGGGAGCGGCTGCGGGCCGAGGGTCCGATACGGGTAGGGGAGGCGCGGGAGGTGGCGCGGCATTCAGCACTGGCGCAGTGGTCATACCGGAGGTGTGAGCCGGATAGCGGGTGGTGTTCGGTGCATGTGCCGCAAGGCGAGGAGGCCATCATTGAGGGCGGCAGGAAGCCGGCGCGGAACATTGCGACTGATTACGCAGCCGCCCCCACCCTCCCCGCCACCGTCACCCCCGACGCGCGAGCGGTAGACCCGAGGGAGGTGGCGCGCTTTAACCTTGTCGCTGCTTGGTGCGCGCAAGGCGACGTCAACGCGCCGGGCTATCGCGGCCCCGGTGGGAACCTAGGCGACTTCGGCGGGCCGTTGCTTTGTGCGTCGTCAATGCCAAACCGCATGGAGTCGCCGCCGACCCTCCCCGCCACCGTCACGCCCGACGCGCGAGCGGTAGACCCGCGGGAGGTGGCGCGGTGGTCCCTGGGGGAAGCGTGGACGAACTCTGGGCGATACATGGGGCCTGACCGCCCCTCCTCGTGCCATGCAGAGGGATGGGTTGCAAGCATTGAGAGGGCTGGACTTGCGAGGAGGTTTGACGCCGCCCCAGAAGTTCCCGCCACCCAAGCCCCCGACGCGCGAGCCATCGAGCCCGCCGACCTCCCGCCCGGGACGGTCGTATTCATCGACCCTCCCTACGTCGGCACGACCGGCTATGGGAACGACCTCCCGCGCGAGGACGTGGTGGAGATGGCGCGGAGGTGGTCCGAGGCGGGGGCGCGCGTCTACATCAGCGAGGCCGAGCCCATCGGGGCGCTCGTGGCCGAGGGCTGGCAAGCCGTGGAGATCACGAGTCAGCGGGTGGGGCAGAGGAGGACGTTCAGCAAGCAACAGCGCGAGTGGGTCACGTGCTCGGAGGATCCAGCCTGGAGGCCACCGGTACAGGTCGGCCTTTTCTGAGGCCCCGAGCGGGAGCGAAGGGGGCAAAAAGGGAGCCGCGAGGATCCTCTATACGACCTCGGGCGCAAGTCCGCGGAAACACTAGGATCAGGGGGGTCCGTTTTCTTGGCGTTGTGCGTACAAAACAGCACCCTCTACTGTACACACGCCAGGAGGTGCGATGGTTGAGCGATTCCACATGCGAGTCTCCGAGGAGTGGCGGGAGGTCGTCTCAGGGGCGGCGGACCGTCTGGGGTGCTCTGTATCGGCCTATGTGGCCTCCGCGGCCCATGACGTGGCCGAGGGCCTAACGATCCCCGCCGAGAGGCTCAGGGAGGCGATCTCGCTCATCGAGGACGCTCAGAGCTATTCGATGGGGAGGCGAGCACGGCGGACCCTGGACGACGTGATCCACGTCCTCCTGGCGGCGATGGACGGCGAGCACCCCTAAACGCTCGACGCCTCGCCTTTTTCGCTTTTCTTTCGTTTTCCGCTTGCGCCCGAATGTGGGGTAGTTCTATAACTAACTCATCGGCGGGACACACCGCCACGGAGGAGAGAGAACATGACCAACCCCGCCGCCAACGACATCGCGATCAGCGCCAACGAGTTCCGCACCATCTTCGTGAACGTGCTCAACGACTCCACCACCCTGGGGGATCTTCTCGCGGACTCCGCGACCTTCCGCCGCCAGCGCGGGTTCCACAACAAGGCGACCGGCGAGTATGTGGCCGCTAAGGACTTCACCCTCCGCGGGATCCGCAAGGGCGGCGCGGGTCACGTCGCGGCCTACCTCGGAATGACCGGGACCGACATCACCGGACGCCGTGTCTGGCTTCTCGACGGAGCCACGGTTACGGACCTCGGGATTGCCTAGAGCCACCACGAGCCCACCCCGGGGCCTAGTACCGGGGACGGAGGAGAGACCATGACCAACGCCGCCGACCTTCCCAACAAGTTCGCCACTGATAGCCGCCTGTTCGTGTGGGACGAGATGAACGCCATCCTCGTCCGCATCGACTCCCGCGGGACCGGTCGGTCCCTCTGCCACCGTTACGCCCCCATTGCCGCCACCCCCAACGGCCTGGACCTCGGGCTCGCCTTCTGGGACACCTGGGGGGAGGTTAAGCCCCGGGAGTGCCAGGGCTAGCGGCCCGCCCACCACAAGCAAGCCCCGCCCCGAGCGGGGTTTTTGCTTTTTCTGCTCCTTTTCTCGCTTTTCCGCTTGCGAGTGCATTCGGCCCGGTCTATAAATAATCCAACAGCGGGGACGAGCCCCGGAGGAGAGAGACGATGACCACCACCCGCGCCAACATCTCCACCGTCTCCTTCGCCACCCGCCCCGAGGCCGTGGAGTGGCTCGCGGTCAATGACTTCCGCCGCTTGCCTGTCAAGGGCTCGGAGCGTTGGTCCGCCACCGAGTGGAGCGACGACGGGCGGAAGGGCGTGACGTTCGCATCCGCAGCGGGTCGCGACGAGATCGGGAACGTTATCGCCTTCGACCTCGTCACCTACTACTAGCCAGAACGCCCCGCCCGTGGCCTTGTACCGGGCAGGAGGAGAGAGAGATGAGCAAGCAGATCGGCAAGTGGGAGAACCTGGGGACCTTCGAGGGATGCACCGAGTGGAGCCTGGAGGTCGGCGGGGAGTGGGTCGCCAGGATCCAGCGGGAGCGCCCCACCCGCTGGCACGCCAACGGGGTCGGCGGACTCGTGCGGGACCGTGAGGCCCCCTGGGTCTGGTGCGCGGACGTGGACGGAGCCGACGTGGAGATCCCCAACGGGGCCACGGTCCGAGAGGCCAAGGCGATCGTCCTCCAGGCCCTGATCGCATGAGCGCGACCCCAGACACCCATAGCCCCGCCCGGGGCCTTGTACCGGGCAGGAGGAGACGATGAGGACGAAGATCGATCGGGGTTGGTATGAGGTGCGGGGCTCCCACGTCGTGGCGACCTTCCACTATGGCGGGGATCGGTGCCGAGACTGGATCGTGACCCAGGACGCGGAGCAAGCCAGGGCGATCCACCATGCCGCCCAGCACGCGGATCCGCTGGATCCCCGCTACCGGGTCCACCTCTGCGACGTGGACGGGGTCTTTAGCAGGCTCTCCGACGCCACCGCGGCCATCCTGAGATGAGCGCGACACTAGACCGGATCCGAGCCCAGCGCGCGATCCTCGCGGCCCGAGAGGGCGACGGGGAGACCGCGCGGGCTCATGCGGCGGGGCTCTCTGGGGAGCCTCGGAGGCTCGTGGAGGAGGCCCTGGAGATGGAGGAGGCCCTGGGGAGCCTGTTCGGGTTCCTGCTGTATGTGTGGCCGGTCCTCCACGGCGCGCGGCCATTCCTCCCGGCTCCCTACGTGCGCGTGATGTGTGACTGGATCGAGGAGCGGATCACATACCGCCGCCCCAACGGCTACCTCGCGGTCCCTCCCGGGTCCATGAAGTCCGTCGTGGGCTCGGTCCTCTCCGCGCCCTTCCGGTGGCTCCACGATCCGACGTGGACGTGCATCTGGCTCAGTGGCTCGGATCGGGTGGTCTCCCGGGACTCAGGCCGCGCCCGGTACATCATCCGCTCGGAGCGATACCAGCGGCTCCTCCGGTATCAGGTCCGAAGGCTCCGAGAGCTTGACCAGTGGAGGGGCGGACCCTGGGACGAGGTCCTCCAGGCGGGGGATCAGCCGTGGGCCTTCCGCGATGACAAGAATGAGCGCCTCTGGTTCGAGTTAAACAGCGGCGGGGGCCGTCAGTGCCTCAGCACCCGGAGCACCCAGATCACCGGCCTCCGTGGCGGGATGTGGGGCGTAGACGATGCCCTGGACGCCTCGGAGGTGATCCGCGGCTCGGAGGATCAGACCGCCCGCCGACTGCTAGAGGTGCGGAGCGTGATCGCGGGCCAGCTATGGAACCGGATCGATGACCAGCGGGACGGGCATCACGCCCGCATGGTGATCGGCCAGAGGCTCCACGATCTGGACGTGGGAGGGTGGCTGATCCGCATGGGCTGGGATCACCTCTGCCTCCCCGCCGAGTATGACCCCGAGCACCCCCACGCCTCGCCGTCAGATCCGCGATCTGAGCCCGGGGAGTTACTCCACCCGGTCCTCCTATCGTCTGAGATCCTAAACCGCCAGAGAGAGGTGATGGGGCCGTCACAGTACGCCGCCCAATACCGGCAGGACCCCCAGAAGGAGGGCGGGAACGAACTAGCGGAGGCCCTGGACGCTTGTCCCCGATTCTTCGAGCACCCGGCCACGATCACGATGGATCAGAGGTGGGCCAGCATTGACGCCACGTTCGGGACCACCAAGGCCACCTCCTCCCGCGTGGCGATCGAGGCTATGGGACGCCAGGGCGCGATCCTGTACCTGTACGACCTCGACGCGGACGTGATGACGTGGCACGAGATGCGCCAGCGGTGTCTCGACTTCGCGCGGGCTCAGTCCCCGGGGCTGGACTCGTTCATCGTGGAGACCAAGGCCCTCGGCCCCGCCCTCGTGGAGGACCTTCAGAGGGTGATCCGAGGGGTGGAGGGGTTCTCCCCTGGGTCTCAGTCGAAGGAGAGCCGGATCGGCGTCCTCGCGGCCCGTATGCGCTCAGGGCAGGTCTACCTCCCGCACCCCGACGCCACATGGCTCCGCCGCGTCTCGGTGAGCTACTCGGAGATCGCCACCCTCCTCCCTATCGCCAGGGCGCGCGGGGACCGGTGGCCGGATGCACTCGGGAAGGACTCGGGGCGCGTCTCCGTTCCGTGGGTCGTGATGTTCGAGGCTGAGTGCCGAGACGGGACCGGGCGGAACGACCTTCCCGACGCGGCGGCTCAGGGCGTGATCTGGGAGCAACGGAAGAGGCCGACCGAGCGGATCAAGCTGACGCCCGCGGCCCCGGAGATCGCGTCCCCGTGGTTTTCCGGGGATATGTGGGACGGATCTGGCGGGTTCTAACCGCTGTACGTCTCGCCTTTTCCGTCTTTTTTCGCTTTTCCGCTTGCGCCCGTGTGGGTGGTCATCTATAACTAACTCATCGACGGGGACGAACCCCGCGGAGGAGAGAGACCATGAACATCGCCCGCACCATCCAGACCCAACTCGGCGGCGCTCTCGTGATGATGGGAGCCTTCAACCTGATCGACCACGGGGACGCCCTGTCCTTCAAGTTCCGCGGGAGCCGAAAGGCCAACTACCTCAAGATCACCCTGGCCGGTGATGACACCTACACGATGGACTTCCTCAAGCTGGGCCGGAACTTCTCGATCAAGGAGGTGGCGTCCTTCTCCGGTGTCTACGCCTCGAACGTCAAGAGCGTGATCGAGTCCACCACGGGCCTCTACACGAGCCTCTAGGCCACAAGCCCCGCTCCGATCAAGCCCCGCCCAGGCGGGGTTTTTTCGTTCTAGAAACGCTGGACGCCTCGCCTTTCCGATATTTCTTCGCTTTTCCGCTTGCGCTCGATATCGCCCGCGTCTATAAATAGAGCATCGACGGGGCAACGACGCCCCAGGAGGAGAGAGACCATGACCGCACTTGACGCCGACCTCGCCCGCTTCGCCGCCTCTGACCTTCGCCTCGCCCGCAAGCAAGGGGACGCCCTCATCGGCCAGACCCGCCTCGGGACGCTCTCGCTCCGCTACGACGCGGGCCACTACTCCCTGACCACCACGGGGATCGCGCCCACGGTGATCGCGGAGGGCAAGGCCGCGACGGTCAAAGCCGCGCTGGCCGACTGCTACCTGATCGACTAGCAACCCAGAGCCCGCCCGGGGGCCTTGTACCCGGGAGGAGGAGAGAGAGATGAGCAACTGGTCTGTGATGACGTTCCGCGCCGGGAGCCGTGTCTGGCGCTCCCAGATCCGCCGCAACGGGCGGATCGTGCAAGAGATCGAGTACACCGGCACGAAGCGTGCCGCGGAGACTGACGCCCGCGTGACGATGGAGGCCCTCGCTAGGGCCGAGAGCTAGGGAGGGAGCCATGAACAACCCCGGCCATTGCATCACCCCCGGAGGGGAACTCGGAGCGATCTGGACCTTCACCTCCAGGGCGGACGCCGCCGCGTGGCGGGAGGAGTTGAGGCGGGAGAACCCGGATCAACGTGTGCGGATCGTGCGGCGGACGCTGGCCGTGCTGGGGTCGTCCACGCCGATCTTCTGCCTCGTGATCGGAGGCTAAAGAGGAGACGGAGAGGCCCTGGGGAAATCCTCGGGGCTTTTTCTTTCGCTTTTTTTCGCTTTTCCGCTTGCGCCCAATATCGAGGGGGTCTATAAATAATCCAACGGGGGCACGGAGCACCCGGGAGGAGAGAGAACATGACCACGAACGCCGCCAACTACGCCGACCTCAACAACTGGTTCTCGATTCGCCGCGGCGATGGTCTCGATGTCCTGCGGTCCAAGGACAGCAAGTGCGAGATCCGTAGCTATCGTGACGAGGTCTCCGGCGAGCGGGTGTATGACCTGTACTACCAGCGGCCCGGATCGCTCGGTGCGATGGCTTTCGGTGACACCTACCAGAGCAGCCAGACGGCGGCGGAGGCCGCGCCCGGACTCTTCGAGGTGTCGCGCTAAGTCAACCCACGAGCCCCGCCCCGGGCCTAGTACGGGGCACCCTTGACGGTTGCGCGATCTTATGCCCGCGCGTACTTTGCTCGCGTGGAAGACAACGGCTCACTCACTTGGACCCTGGCGGTTGACGCGGCGACGGTGGAACGCGCCAAGGCCACGGGTCAGCCCCAGATCACCGTCCCGCGCGAGATCACCGCCCTGGCGACTCAGGCCCCAAGCGGGCTCCCTCGGAAGGACTACGCGCCCCCGAGCGTCTACGTCTCCGGGGGTGAGGTCCAGCTAGAGCACAACGACCGGCTCGATCAGGATCAGTGGTTCGGGTTCGACGGGTACATCGGCTTCCGGGACAAGATGGTCCGCGAGTGGCCGATCCTCCAGGCGGGGAAACTGGCCTGGAGCCTCTCCACGCTCTCGCGCCAGTGGCGGATCGATCCCCCGAAGGGCGGCGATTCCCGCGACCTGATGATCGCGGAGTTCGCCCGCACGGTGATCGATGACCACTACGCGGGCGGCGGCGGCGGGATGATGGGCCTCCTGAGCCAGTTCGCCACGCTCCCGACGGATGGCTTCGTCCTGGGCCAGCCATACTATCCGGTCGATCCCACGATCACGGTCCGCGATGACTCCGGGGCCGTGGTCCTACAGGGCGCACACACGCTCCAGATCGCTCCGATCCCCGCGTGGAACGTCCAGTATTGGCTCCCCGAGCCGGGGCCGCACAATCGGACCGTGTGGGGCGTGGAGGTGTACAACGTCGGAGGGGACGAGGAGATCGCCAAGGCGACCCGCGCCCGCAACTACGACAACGTGCGATTTAGGGCGGATCAGCTAGTCCACGCGCGCTTTATGCCCCAGGGGAACGACCCCGCGCCCTATGGCCTCCTCCGGCCCAACTGGAGCCTCTGGGAACAGTGGCGCACCCTGAGCAAGCTCCAGATCAACGGGTGGCAGAAGGCGGCATTCGGGATCCCACAGATCGAGACGACGGCGGAGGCGAACCCCGGCGATATCGCCACGGTGAATCAGATCGTCTCCAACCTCCGCGCGGGGGCTCTGGCGAGGTACTCCCTCCCGCCCGGGTTCCGGGTCACCTACCGGGAGGTGCCGTTCAGAGCGGGCGACCTCGACAAGACCAAGCAGCAACTCAAGATGGACGCCCTCGCCGGGATGTTCGCTCAGCATGTGGCGACCGGCTCCGCCAACGGGACCCAGGCCCTCCACGGGAGCCAGAAGCAGGAGTTCCACGCCCTGGCCGAGTATGTGGCGCGGACCATCGTCTCCACCCTGACGCGCGGCCCCGTCTCCACGGCCCCCTTGAAGCGTCTGGTCTCGCTCAATTTCCGGGACGTGGAATCCTATCCGGTCCTGTCCTTCGGCCCCATGCCGGTCTCGGACCCGTCCGAGTTCGTGGCCGCGATCACGAAGGCATCCGACGCGGGCGCGTTGACTCTGGACGGCGGGATCGAGGCCACGATCCGCGATGCGCTGAACCTGCCTGAGATGCCGATGGAGACCTCGGCCCAGTGGAAGGCGCGACTCCAGAACGAGGCCCCGCCGAACATCACGCCGACCCAGGCGGACACGGGCGAGGAGGACGAGCCAGACGGACCGGACGAGCCCCCGGAAGGTCCGCCCGATGGGGACGGCGGCGGAGTCACTGACTCGGGCGGCGAGGAGGCCGACGAGGCGGAGGATCAGTCCGAGGTCCGAGCGGCGGCGGAAGACCCCGCGAAGACTCCCGCCCTCCCTGAGGAGCGGGTCCGCGGCTCGAAGAAGAACCCCGAGGGATCCGCCAGTGGAAAGCGAGGCGGGATCGAGGTCTCGCCCGCGGTGGAGGAGGCCCTACGCGCCAAGGTCGAGGACCACAACGATGGCCGCACCTCGAAGGCTCGACGGGTGGACCTGGGCGCTCTGAAGGCTGTGTATCGACGCGGGGCGGGTGCCTTCTCCGTCTCCCACCGTCCAGGGATGACCCGGAACCAGTGGGCAATGGGGCGCGTCAACGGGTTCCTCCGCCGCGTGGCTGGCACCGGAGGCCACCCCCAGGACGATGATCTGCTCCCAGAGGGCCACCCGAACAAGCCACAGGCCGCGGCGGATCTGCTCCCCGAGTCCCGCGTGATGGGGGATCGGATCGTGGCCGGTCCCGGTGGTCGCGCGGTCCGTCCGATCGAGACGGTGATCCGCCTCTCGGAGACCCTCGCGGTCACGAACGCCGGGAAGGACGAGGTGACGAAGGTCCTCGTGGACTGGCGGATGGAGACCGCGAAGGAGTACGGGGACAGGCTGGAGAAGGACGCCGAGACCCTCGGGGACGTGGCGGACATCCCGGTCCCGAACGAGCGCGAGCTAGAGCGGAACCTGATCACCGCCCTCCGCCGTGTGTACCGCTCGGGGCGGCTCTCCGTCGAGAGCGAGATGGATCGCCTGGAGGATGACCCGTCCTTGGCGGCGGACCTCGCAACCGGTGAGGCCAAGGTGGGCTCCCCGGGGATTCCAGCGCCGGAGAGGACCCTGGTGGCCTCCGCGGAGTCAGACACACACATTCCCCCGGAATCGGTGCGAAAGGCCGCGAGAGACGCTCTCAGCGCCCGCAAGGACGCACACCCAAGCGAGCGAGGGATGACCGCGGTGGGTCTGGCCCGTGCTCGGGACCTCGCGAACGGACGCCCGGTCACGATCGCCACGATGCGTCGGATGAGGTCCTACTTCGCCCGCCATGAGGTGGACAAAGAGGGCGCGACTTGGGACGAGAAGGGCAAGGGCTGGCAAGCGTGGCAGGGCTGGGGCGGCGACCCTGGCCGCGAGTGGGTGGAGCGGATCTTGGAGCGCGAGGACGCCCGCGCGATGGCTGAGCACGCCGCTTGCCCCGCGGCGACTCAGAGCGTCCAGATCAACACCCGGAACCGGGACGCGACGGTCCGCCAGTTCGGCTATGGGCCGCTCAATGTGGACCGCCCTGGGGACTTCTGGGAGGAGATCGCGGAGGCGTGGGACACGTCCGAGGAGGCGGCGCGGGAGAGCCTCTGCGGGAACTGTGTCGCCTTCGATGTGTCCCCCAGGATGGAGGCATGTATGCCGGGGCCGGTGTCCGACGAGGACGGGCGGCTCGGGTACTGCCACATGCACCACTTCAAATGCCACAGCGCGCGGACGTGCCGAACGTGGGCGAAGGGCGGACCCATCACCGAGGACGAGGTCTCCCTGGAGTGGCAGGAGCGGTCCTCGGGGGCTGTGGCGTCCTCTGATCACGTCCACGGCCCCGGCTGTGGGTGCGGGTCTTCCGGGGCGCTCCTCGACTCTCGGAGGCTCGTGGAGCGGATCCGCGCGATGGCGGATCAGCCCAAGGCCGGAGGGAGGCGGAAGGTCCGCGCGCCGAAGCCCGCCCCGGCCCAGCCTGAGAGCGAGGTGGACGAGATCGAGCCGAACGAGGCGATCGAGTCCGTGGCGCGGACGACCGTGGCGGCGATGGTCGCGCGGCTCCGCAACCGAGCCCAGAGCGTCCTCCAGAACGCCGGGATCGGCGGGGCTCTGCCCACCCTCGGGATCGGGGCTCTGGTGACGAGCGCGATCCGCGCCCTCTCTCCCGGCACGGAGGCCAATCAAGCGCAAGCGGATGTGAATACCACCTTCGGCCTGGGGCGAGCCCAGCAACAACGGGCCGAGGGCGCGGACCGGTTCATCTTCAGCAACCTCTTGGAGAGCCAGACCTGCCAGTTCTGCGATCAGTTCGACGGGACCGTTTTCGGCCCCGATGAACTGGACTTCTTCGCCACGCCCTTCCAGCTATGCGAGGGCGGGGACAAGTGCAACTGTCTGATCCTCGCGGTCCCGCCCGAGCAGGAAGAGTTCCGGCCCGACCTCGGGTGATCTGGGGGGTCTTGAGTGTTCACGTCCCACCGCTTTCCGCGGCCCTTCTGGTACCCCACGATCTCCTTCTTCCAGTCCCCGGTGACGAAGGACGTGGCCCTAGCTCCGACTCCAGGGACCCTGACGGCGACGGCGGCGGCTGAGTATGGGCGGGTAGGCACCTCGGAGGCGCGGCACATCGCCTACGCCCACCTCCACCACGAGGTGGACGGCTCCTCGGGCTCCACCACTATGGAGATGTACCGGAGGCGGGGCGCGGTGGTGACTCTGATCGCGAACGTGACCTTGGCCGCGGGCTCGGGGGACTTCACGACCGTGGCGTGGACCTTCACCTCCCCCGCGGTCCAGTACCTCCAGGCGGGGGATTACCTCCACGTCCAGGCCACGAGCAAGATGGGCGGGAGCCCCGTGGCGTTCATCGACGTGCATTGGGACGCCTTTGAGGGGCTCGGATAGTGGCGCGACCCCCACGGACCACACTCCCAGACGGGATCGGCAAGGAGGCGGATCGGGTGGTCGCACTCCGCGAGGGATTGACCGCGGACGCGGTGCGGAAGATGCGCCAGAAAGCGCAGATCCCCTCGGCCCACGGATGGGGAGGGGATCGGCGCTCGAAGGACTGGCGGGAGAAGGGCTAGACGTACCGGCGACCGTGCGAGTCTCGAATGGAGACGGACTCGACGTGAAGGTTCATGAACTTGAACCCGGACTTCCGATGCCAAGCCACATAGGCGGCGCTCTCCTCGGCCTCTGATTCTGACGGGTACTCCCCCACGAGCACCCAAGACCTTCCGGTAAAGAACTCGACACAGAACATCACTCTCTCCTCCCGCGGCGCTTCGTGCCCCGCTAGTGAGTTAGTTATAGAAACCAGCCAGACCGGACGCAAGCGGAAAACGGAAGAAAGTTGGAAAAAGAGCCCCAAGCACGAAACCCCGCACGGGGCGGGGCTTGTGTGCGGCCCGTGTGGGCTCAATCGACGTAGGATAGCTGAGCGTCGCAAGCCCGTTTCCAAACCGCCGCCCGGTAAGCCGCGCGCTCGTCCCAATCGCCCCAATCGTCCTCTCCCGCAGCCTCGCAAGCCGCCTCCCAATCGTCCTCTCCCGCAGCCTTGCGAGCCGCCGCCAGTTCGCCGTCCAGCCAAGCCTCGGCGGCATCGCAGAGCGCCATCGCGGCCTCAACGTCACCGCCGCGGGCTGCGGCCTTAACCTCATCCTCGACTCCCCACAAGGCGGCGCGGTTGAACTCGGCGGCGCTAGCGGCGAAACCGGCCTCGATAGCCTCGCCCTGGAGGTTGCGGTAGAGGCGGCGGAAGATGGTCAGGTCGTTGTTCATGGTGTCTCTCCGGGCGGGTTGTTGTTGTTGTGTCCCGCTGACGATTTATTTATAGAACGCCCCCACATTCAGCGCAAGCGGAAAAGCGAAGAAAGTTGGAAAAAGATCCGGGAGCGGGCCTCCGTCCCCGTTTTTTCCGTTTGAATCCGCACCCGTTACGCTTGCAACCTTTCCGCGATGCCGTTCCCGAATCAGCACGCCGCACGCCAGAGGGACCCCGAAGGCTTCATCCGGTTTCGGATGGGCAAGCTCCCAGGGGCTCCCGAGTGGCTCTCCGTCGTCTATGGGGTCCGCGCCGATGGCGGCTCCGAGATCCAGTCCGTCCGCGCTGACGCGGCGCGAGTGGGCGCGGAGGAGTTCAAGCAATGGCTTCGGGAGCATGGGATGGCTCACCGGATCGAGGAGGCCACTGGCGAGATGGGCGAGCATGAGGAGGAGGAGGCCCACATGGGCGACCACTCCGACAAGCCACACCAGATGGAGATGGCGTACCACCCCGAGATAGGGATGGCCAACCGGGCCGACTTCACCCAGCCCGAGTACCTCAAGGCCCCCCGGATGCTCGGGGAGGCGTATGAGCCCCACGCCGTGGCCCTCATGGACGGTCAGCGGGTAGAGGTCGAACTACTCCGCACGGGCGAGCACCGGCCCCGCATGATGGGCGGGAAGCCGCACTCCGGCCCCTCTGCCCTCATGGTCACCGAGGAGATGATCGACTCCCTGGTTCGGGGCTTCGCGGCTGCGAAGCAAGCGGATCACTATGTCGGCGGCTCGGTCCCCGTGGGCTATGAGCACGACGAGGTGAGCGCGATCCGGGACGGGAAGATCGACCCCGCGGACGTGAAGCGGCTGGCGGCGGTCTACCGCGAGGTGCGGAAGCGCATGAACGCGGACGGCTCAGCCTCGCTCATGGGCTCGTTCGAGTACACCGACGAGGGCCGAGGCAAGGTCCGCGCGGGAGAGTTCCGCGGGTTCTCGCTGGTCTTCGCCCCTCCGGGGATGGCGCTGGACTCGAAGGGACGCCCGATCGACGAGTACGTCCCGATCGGCGGAACCCTCACGAACCGCCCCTTCGTTCGCACAATGGACCCGATCGCGGCGTCCGAGATCAACCCAAAGGAGGTCCCTCAGATGGACATCAAGCACTTGCGCGGCCCGCTCGCGCTTTCGGAGAGTGCTACGGAGGCGGACGCTCTGGCCGCTCTCGTGGCCCTCAAGGAGCAGGCCGAGAAGGCCGTGGTCCTTGAGGACGAGTTGAAGAACGTGACCGCGGAGCGTGATGCCGAGCGGGAGAAGGTCGCCGCCCTTGGCGAGCGTGACCGCACCCTGACGCTCCGGCAGGCTGTGGCCGATGGCCGGATCGCCAAGGCCCAGGAAGACCGCTACTGGCGCGTCCTGACCGCCCTCGGCGAGGAGGAGGCCCACGCCCTCTTCCCCGTCCAGAACATCCCCACCCAGCCGGTGGCGGACGTGGTGGCGGCTCCCTCCGAGGGGACCGCGCCCAAGGGCGACGACTTCGACGCCACGATGGCCCTGGCGGAGAAGATCCAGAAAGAGCACGGGATCACCGAGGCGGAGGCATTCGTCCGCGCCTGGGACTCCCTGAGCAGCAACACCCAGGCGGAGGCGTAGACCATCATGGGACAGAAGTGGAAGCCAGAGATCCAGTCCTTTAAGACCAACGCGAACTTCTCGGCCAACTCCTGGCACATCGTCAAGTTTGCCGCGGACGCTGATATCGACCTCTGCGGAGCCGGTGAACTGATGTTCGGCGCTCTCACCGACGAGGTGGGCGAGGCCAACACCGATGACAAGTACGTCGATGTACAGGTTGGCGGAGTCATCAAGGTTGAGGCCGGAGCCACCGTCACGGGCGGCACCCTCGTTATGAGCAACGCGGCGGGCGAAGCTATCCCCGTCACCACCGGCAACTACGCCCTCGGACAAGCGATCCAGGGCGGCGCAGACGGCGAGTTGATCTCCGTCCTCTGGTCAGTCTCCTACTACGAGGAAGGGTAGTCTCCAATGGCCAATCGTAGCGATTTCACACAGGATCGGTTCCTCCAGCGTTACGCGCGCATGCTCGCGCCGGAGGATGGGTCCTTCATTGCGTACAACAGCGCCGCGTGCCCCGTCATCGACGTGGACACGATGAGCGGGAACTTCATCGACGTGGGTCTGGGCTTCGCCGCTGAGTCCCCGTTCGACGATATGGTCCTCGGCCCCGGCATGGACCGCCCCAACGTGATCCGCACGTCGATCACCGAGGTGGACGGGTGGAACCTTAACGAGCGCGCCCAAGGCGTCCTCGTGAACAAGACCTCCCAGAAGTTCGCGATGGGGAACGGTAACGACCTCCGCCGCGCGCACACCGCCCGGCTGATGAAGTACACCTCCATCGTCCGCGAGCGTGTCCTCGCCAACCTCGTCTTCAACGCGACTACCTTCTCCGGCTTTACCGCCGCGGTGGGTACTCAGTGGGACGCGGCTGGCTCGGATCCGGTGGCGGACGCCCTGACGGCTCAGGACTCCGTCCTGACCAACGCCGGGGTCAAGCCCAACACCGCGATCATGGGATACGAGGTGTACAAGGCCCTGCGGACCAACGATCGGATCCTCGAACTGTGGAGCCGCACCTCGTCCAGCGGCGGGATCGTCCCCGACGACGCCCTGGCCGCGGCCCTCGACGTGGATCGGATCATCGTCGGCGCGGCGAGCAGCAACACCGCAGCGGAGGGGCTCACGGAGAGCAAGTCCTTCATCTGGGGCAAGTTCTGCCTGTTCGCCCACATCGTCCAGAGCCCGACCCCGTACACGCCCCAGTCCTGCATCCAGCGGTTCCGGTTCCGCGGCGCGGGTGACCCGGAGATCCGTCGCTACGACCTCCCCGGTTCGTACCAGGAGCAGATCGACGCGATTTACTGCGAGCAGTTCACGGTGCCGACCCCGGCCCTGGGCTACCTGTGGTCCTCGGTCGTCTCCTAATCACACCTGAGAGGAGGTAGGCCATGAGCCTTCCAGTTCTTGTAGATCGGGTGTTCCTCGGTGATGTGACGATCAACCGGTCCCTGACTGTCACGGGCGATCTGCTCGCTCCGCAGTTGGTGACCGAGGAGATCGACGACCCGGGCGATGCGGGGGCCATTCCGGTGACCTCCTCGGGCTCGTGCATGTTGACCAGTGGCGGCAGCGGCGAGACGCGAACCCTCGCGATCCCGGCGTTCGTCGGCCAGCGGCTGAACATCGGCTTCGACACGGACGGCGGTGGCGACATCGTGATCACCGTGGCCCAGCCGGTGAACCAGACCGGGAACAACACCCTGACCGGGCAGGATGCGGGCGACCACATCAGCCTGGAAGCCATCACCGTGGGAGGTGCCTACCGCTGGCGCGTCCTCGCGAATGACGGCTTCGGCCTGACTACGGTCTGATAGAGAGCAACGGATAGGAGCGCATCCAATGGCTCGCTATAAGGTCGCGCCCGGTCGGGCAGTAGGAAAGCAGAACGGGGGCGGGGTCATCCGCTCGGGTGATCCCCTCCCGGATCTCTCCCCCGCGGACATCGCCCGCTTTCTAGCGGACGGGTCGATCGTCCTAGACGAAGCGGTGGAGAAGGAGCCCCCCCAGGAGCCCGCACCCTCGCCCATCTCTCCTCCGGGAGGGGGTGCGGACTCCGCTCCGGGGTTCTCGGTCCCTAGCAAGTGGCCGAGCATCAAGAGCATGCCCGCGTATCTGGAGGGCCTGAGCGCCGCCGAGGTGCGTTTTCTCCAGGCCAACGACCCCAGGGTCTCCTCGGCCTCGGAACAGGTCTACAGGGACGCCCTGGCGGCTCTGGAGGCGGAGTGATGAAGGTCCGCCTCTTGTGCCCCATGCGTGGGGCATTCCGAGTGGAGGGCGAGCCTCGCCCGGTCCCGAGCCTCCCGGCTGGGGCTGTGATCGAGGTCTCGGAGGATGACGCGGAGCGGATGATCCGCCGTCGTCAGGCGGAGGCCGTCAAGGCTCCCGCGCCGAAGAAGGCGAAGAAGGCAAGCAAGCCGAAGGAGGGCTAACCCGTGCCGTTTAACGCGAGCATCTCCGAGGCCCTCAGTCACGCGCCCCAGGTCGGAACCCTGACCTCCACGACCACGCCCACGAGCACCCAGGGGACGTTCCTCTGGGGCCGGGCGTATGACTTCATCCGAACTCAGCTCAAGATGGCGGGCGTCTCCGTCGCCTTCACGGCCTCCAGCGCGGGGGAAGGGTGGGCCAAGGAGGTGGAGTCCCTCCTCACGTCTGGGCGCGTCCTGGAGGCCAAGGGGAGCGTCGGAGTGCGCGCCCAGGGCGTCCGAGCCGCGGGCCAGGGTGACACGACGGCCCAGAGGCTGATCGAGGCCGCGATGGAGATGCTCGCGCAACTCCGCGAGGATCGGCAGTTGCGGCGGGTCTTGATCGCAGACGGCGCGGCAGATGACCTCCCGGCCTCTCCCTTCGCCAACTCGGACTGGACGGACGGCAAAGATCCAGACTACTCCGAGACTTGGGGCGGGGATAACGTGGCGTACATCCCCGGGCCGGTGATCCAAGACGCGGAGCCGCTCTAATGGTCTCCCGCTCACAGTTCGGCGGGCGCGTCGGGGACGGCTTCACGATCACGATGGAGCCGGGGGGCCTCAAGTTGCTCCGCGGCATGGAGAAGTGGGCGGATCTGATCGAGGACGCCTCCGAGGCGTGGCCCCACGTCACGACCCTGATCCACCGTCACAACATGCGGACCTTCAAGTCAGAGGGCGCGGCCACAGGGAATCGGCGCAAGTGGGCTCCGTTGTCCCCGGCCTATGCGATCCAGAAGGCGCGAGAGTTCCCGGGCCGTCCGATCCTTGTGCGTACTGGGGCGCTCCGTAGTGCGCTCACGGGCGGTTCCGGGTCTCGTGTCCGCAAGACGAAGAAGACCCTCACGGTGGGGGCGAAGGGCGAGCAGGCGGAGATCGGCACATACCACCAGTACGGGACGGCGTACATGCCCGCGCGCCCTCCGATCAAGTTCGACCCGAGGATCAAGCCCGGGACGCTCCCCTATGTGGTGTCCCAGATCCTCCAGGCCATGATCGTCGCTAAGCGACGGCAGGCCCTCGGTGCCGACGCCGGGATCATCGACGCCAAGGACTTCGAGCGCCGCCAGGGCTCCATGCAGCGCCTCGCGCGCAAGAAGACCCGCTGATGCCGATCGTCGGAGCCAGACTGGTCACGGACGCCCTGTATGCGTTCTTGACGACCTCGGACAGCGTCCGCGCGTCCTTCAATGACCACCTCGCAACGTACAGGAGCCAGGAGGGCATCTCCATCGACGAACTCCCGGATGTGGTGCAATGGGACAACTACGTCTTTTTGGGCTCTCAGACGGACACCCAGAGCCCCTACGGTGGGGTGATCTGGGAGAGCAGTTCTCGGGAGACCTCGAACAACTCCCGCGAGGTCCCGCACACCCTGAGCATCCTCCTGATGTGCGTAGATCGGGACGTGGCCGGAGATGAGGCCACCTTGGTCCAGCGGTCCCTCGACTATGACGCGGTCATGCGGTCCATGTTCCTCCGCTCGACCACGCCCGGGGCCTACGGGTACACGCTGAACAACGGAGGTACCACGGGGAACGCCCGGGGGCGTATCCTCCGAGCCGAGATCGTGGAGGCGGAGAGCCTCTTCCTTTCCGAATTGAACACCGCGAACACCCTCCTCCGCTGGGGCGTTGAGGTGGTGGTGATCGAGGACTACCCCGGCGCGTGAGCCGGATGGAGTAAGAGGATGACTGGACCCAACCGAGGCTCTCCGATTTATCGCGTGATGTTCGTGGACCCTGAGTCCACGTTCGCCACGCCTGCGACTCAGTACCCAGTGGCCGCGGACGCGGTGCGGATCATCAACGCCACGGTGACGAGCAAGAACCCCTCCCAGGCTCGGGAGGACGCCTTCGGCACCGCGACCGCCAACGGGTCGATCTCGCTCAAGGCCACGGTGGAGTGGTCCGCGGAGCTATACGCCTACACCCCCGGAACCGCGGCCACGGCCCCGGACTGGGCCGATCTGCTCGTGAACTGCGGACTCCTCCAGCAGACCGCGGCGGTTGCGGACACGGCGGTGGACACGGTGAGCGGGGCTGAGACCCCAACCACGACGCTGATCCCGATCACGAACGGGGACGGGGCCAACTTCACGGCGGGCGTCTCGTGCGTCACGATCAGCGGAGAGACACGGCGGATCGCCTCGGTCAACACCGCCCCAGGCACCCACGACGAACTCACCCTAGCCACTCCACTCTCCGTGGCCCCCGCGGACGGAGTCACGGTCACCAGCGGGATCACGTTCTCGCCCCACGACGGCGCGGACGCGGACCCTGACGGGGCCACGATCTGGCTCGGGAACAACTCGCACATGTGGCGGCTCACGGGGTCCTTCGCCACGACGGTGGGGGTTAACGGTGGCGGGGACGGAGCGATCCGCCTGACCATCTCGGGCCGCGCCCGGTCCGCGCGTCTCCAGTACACGGGCACGCTCAACGGGTCGATCAACAACTTGGTGACCTCGATCGTGGTCGCGAACGTGGACATCGTCCCCGACGACGTGAGCGCCTCCAATCCATACTACTACACGATCGACGCGGGCGAGACGGACGAGGAGTTCGTCCAGGTCACGGCGAAGGACACCGGCACGAACACGCTCACGGTCGTCCGCGCCTCGCCCTCCGGGTCGGCCTCCTCGCACAGTAGCGGGGCTCTGATCGAGCCATACCAACCCACGGGGACTTACTCGGGCTCGCCCGTCCCGGCGACTGGCGGACACACCTACCTCGCGGACGTGCTCTCCGAGGTGGAGACGTTCGGGGTTGAGGTGGACCACGGCCTGATCCTCCGCGAGGACGTACACGGCGCGGCGTACAAAGTCGCGGACTACGTCCAGGGCATGAGGAACGTGACCGCGTCCGCGGAGGCTTGGAGCCGCTACACCCCCGAGATGCACCGCGTCCGAGACGCGATCCAGCGGACCGGGATCGAGTGGTTCAACCAGCAGGGAGACACCACCGGATCGATCGTCGCGGTGGAGTGCCCGAGCGTCTATGTGGAGGTCCCCGACTTCTCCTTCGACGACGGGGAGGTCCGCCTCTCCTTCTCGGGACAGGCCCGAGGCACCACGGAGGATGAGGTCTTTATCATGCTCGGCTAGTGCCGACCCCGCCCGGGGGTCCCGGGCTCATCCATGCGGAGCGCACAGTCATGGATATCAACGCCCTCCGGGGATATGAGGTACCGCCCGAGCGGTACGTCCCCAAGTTCGCCAACAACCGAGACGCGGCGGAGCCCTTCGCCATCCTTCACAAGCCACTGATCCGGGGATATCAGCACGAGTGGTTCGAGTTACTCGCCCAGGACGAGGAGCGGCGGGAGGGGTCCGACAAGACCGCCCGGGCCACGGTGGAGATCCTCAAGTCGGCGGAGATCGACGGGAACGCCTACCGGTCCAGGTTCATTCGGGCTCATGTGGTCGGAGCAGAGGGGATCACCGATGAGGGCTCTCCCATCGCCCTGGAGGCCCTCTGGGACCTTCTGGACGAGGTGGTGGACCTCGGGGCCGAGGTGATGACCCACGTCCTCTTCGGCGGCGTACTGACGGAGGACGACGCAAAAAACTGAGAGCCGCCCTCCACTATCTGGACGTGCCGGAGATGGACTGGGACGACGAGGAGCGGAGGGCGGCGCGGGAAGAACTGGGCTGGGACGGGTGTAGGCTGTGGGGACGATGCGGTGGAAAGCGATGCAAGCAGGGCGGAGACGGGTGGCGTACACCGGTCACGCTCCCATCGCCTTCGATGCGCCCCCAGGGCCTCAAGGTTCGGGACCGGGCTCTGAACACATGCCCAGACAAGATGACGGGCCGGATCTGGTCCGCCGTTCGTCGGTGGTCGGACGCTCGGGAGGAGAGCCGGAGGACGCTCCCCCAGGCGGGCCACCCCTCGGGACAGCCCGCGTGGCTCTTCGCGGCGTTCGGCGTGCTCGACTCGGAGTGGCAGTTGATCACCCTGGCGCAGCGCGAGAAGGCACGCGAGAAGGCGAACCGGGACCGGAGGTGATCCGTGGCTAGTGCGATCGACATCAAGATCGGAGCGGACACCAGCAAGGCCCAGCGGGAGATCAAGCAACTCGGCGGGGTCTTTGGAAGGCTAGATCGACAGTCGAAGCGGCTCGGGGCGGCGATGTCCTCCCCGTTCATGCTGGCAGCGGCGGGGGCGGCGGCGGCAGGGACCGCGGTGATCGGCCTCTCGGCGGCTCTGGTCAAGAACGCCACGGCGGTGGCGGCGATGGGGGACGAGTTCGCGAGGACCGCGCGCGTGCTCGGCGTCACGAACGCGGAGACCCAGCAACTCTCCTTCCTGGCCGGTCGTGCTCGGGTTGACTTCAGCAAGCTGAACGCGGGCCTCAAGAGGCTCCAGCGGAACATGCTGGACAGCGTGACCGGGAACAAGCGGATGGCCGAGACGTTCGAGCGTCTCGGGATCACCGTCACGAAGTCCGACGGTCGCCTCCGCAGCGTGATGGACGTGTCCCGGGACCTCGCGGACCGGATGAAGGAGCTAGGCCAGAGCGGAGACGTGACGGCCACCCTGATGACCGTTCTGGGACGGGCGGGGGCGGAGACCGCGGACATCTTCCTCGGGGGCTCCGAGGCGTTCGATCAGGCGGACGCGGAACTCAGGCGTCTCGGTGGGTACATGAGCGAGGAGGCGATCGCGGCCTCCGAGGAGTATCAGACCGCGGTCGCCAACCTCCAGACGGCGTTCATCGGGGTCAAGTCAGCACTCGCGGAAGACGTGATCCCGGTCTTGACCGACCTGATCACGTTCTTTACCGAGGAGGGGATCCCGACCACCAGCAGATTCATCGAGTCCGTGAAGGACCTCCCGTCCTTCTTCGATGACCTCGCCACGTCGCTCTTGGACGCGATTCCGGGGCTCGACGGGTTCGGGGCCGCACTAGATCGGATCCGAGGTAAGGAGGCCACTCTGGCCCGCCAGAGGGCGGAGAATCAGAAGTTGGCGGCTCGTGCTGCGGGCCAGGAGGCCGCGGGAGCCCCCGAGGACCTCGTGATCCTCCCGGACGGTCGAGTGGTCACCGAGTCCGAGGCCGCGAAGATCAAGTCCTCGGCTGCGGCCCCGGCTGCGGCTCCGTCTGGTAGGCGTGCGGGCCGGTCTGGACCCGCGCCGGTTGTCCCCGGATCTGCCGCTGAGAGGGCGCGAAGGGAGCGGGAGACCGCGGCGTTCATCGGCGGCGGGATGGACTTTGGGCGGGCCGACGAACTAGCGGGGGTCATAGAGTTCGAGAACGCCAAGACGATGGCGAAGGTAGAGGCGGAGCGCGCCCGTCAGGAACAGCTTGATCAGTTGAGGAAGGAAGACCTCAAGCGGCAGGAGGAGATCTACGAGCAGGAGATCGCGCTCATCGAGCGGACGAAGCAGGAGCAGATCGGAGCGGCCTTCGCGTCGTTCGGTGCGATTGAGACCCTCGCGGGCATCGCCCAGCAAGCGGTGGAGGACTCCTACTTCGGCCAGACCCTAGCGGGCAAGCGAGCGGCCAAGGCCCTCTTCGTGGCTGGGAAGGCCGCGGCGATTGCTCAAGCCGTGGTGAACACCGCCCTGGCGGTCTCCAACGCTCTGGCGAACATCCCGGCCCCGGCCAATGCGCCCGCGGCGGTGGCGGCGGGGATCGCTGGAGCGGCCCAGATCGCGACCATCGCGGCCACGACGATCCAGGGTGTGGCGGACGCGGGTCTCCCTCCCGGGGCTCTCCGTGAGGCTGGGCTGAACCGGCACACGGTCCTCGCCGTCCGTCAGGATGAGATGGTGATGGACCCGAACGGGACCTCCGAGATCACGAAGATGCTCGCCCTACAGCGCCGCCAGATGGAGGCGGGCGTGATGGGCTCCGCGAACCAACCCACCGAGGTGATCGTGGAGATGGACGGGAGGCGGCTCACCCGCGCCCTGGGGCCACACTTGACACGGTCGGTCGAGGACGGTAGCGACTTCCGGCAGAACGTCCGATACGCGGGAGCAGTCTGATGGCACGGGCGGGCCTTTTCTTGACCGACCTCTTCGGCGGGGACGGCGTCCTCTCCGGCACCTCCGGCGAGACGCCTGAGTTCCCACGGAGCTACCTCCAGACGGACCTACCCGGGCAGATGTACCAGCAATGGGAGGCCCAGGAGGGCGGCGGGTCCTTCGAGTTGACCGCTGGCACGAACGATCGGATCTACATCAACGAGGGCGGGGGGGTGATCACGATCAACATCTCCGGCGCGGCGGGATGGTACGGGGGGTGGAACGCAGCGATCAATCTCGCGGCGGCGATCCAGGCCGAGTTGAACACGGCGGCGAATCAGTCTGGCGCGGGACTCTCGGATCAGTATTCGGTCGGATACAGCCCCACGGCTCGGAAGTTCAGCATCTCCAACGACTCCAACAACGCCTTCACGATGCCGAACGCGAGCAACCCCACCCAGAACGTGATGACGCTCCTCTTGGGGTTCGACGCTACGAACGTGAGCGGATCGTTCGTTTACCTCGCGAACTCTGAGCGGAGTAGCACTCAGACGTGGATCCAGTACACGACCCCACTCGGGAGCGAGATCGCGCCGAACCTGATCGCGCTCATCCTCGAAAGCGTGGGGGGCACGGACACCTCCGCGGCCTCGCTCTACAACGACGTGACGATCTTCGCCTCGAACAGCTACTTCGGGAACGCCTCGGCGGCATGGGAAGCGAGCGCACCGCTTACGATCAACGTCTCCGACCGTCCGAGCGAGGCAGAGAACACCCTCCAGGTGGGGATCACGAGCAACGCGACCGGGTACCGGTATTGGTTCGTCCGCTGGAACCATGTAGACGATCACGCCTACCACCGGATCGGGATCTGCCGAGCTATGGCGGCGATCTCCTCGTCCACGAGGACCGTCCGTGAGATATCGGATCAGGATCTGTTCGTCCGTACCCCGCCCCGCACCTTGGAGAACCAGCATCCGGTGATCCTCAAGTCCGAGTGGCGGATCTCCATCGAGTTGGAGCGGTGGGAGTCCGCGGACTATCGGGCCTGGATGGTCGAGGCGAAGCGGTACGGCAGGGCCAGCGGCATGGTCTTCGCCCTCAACTGGACGGACGTACTCAGCGGGAGCCTCCAGGCAGACGACGAGGCGGACAAGGGATTCCTGTTCTACGGCACGATCCGCCAGTTCTCCGCGGACGCTTACAGCGGGAACGAGTCGGACTACATGAGCGGCCAGATGAGCCTCGGGCAGTTGCGGCCATAGCGTGCCCATCGACTATGCCAAGCGGGGGCTCCGTCTCGGGTACCTGATCCGATGCAGGTACACCACCAGCGGGGGCCAGGATCGCGCTCTAAGGCTCTCCGGCCCCGCCACAAGGGTGGGAACCGGATACACCGCCCCAGACCCTGACGATGGCGCACAGTGGCCCGTGAGGCACTACTGGCGCGGCGGGTCTTTCGACGTGACGATGATCGAGGACCTCGGGAAGCTGGATCAGTACATCGCTCCCCCGGGTCAGTTCTCGATCAAGGTCCCGATCTCCTACCCCCGGGATCCGCGCTCTGAGACCCCGGACGACAGCGGAGACGCGGACCTCCGGGACGCCGTCCTGTACGGGCGGTGGCGGAGCCGCGAGTTCAAGGTCTGGATGATCGACCTCGACACAGGAGCCGCGGAGGAGCGGTTCAGCGGCTTCGTGGACCGGCCCCCGAGCAGCACTCCGGCCACCTTCACCCTCGTGGCACGGGAGTATGTGGCACTCCTGGAGCGCAAGTGGCCCACGGTCCAGTTCCCCGAGGATGACTCCGCGTGGACGGAGAAGAGGTCCGCCGGTCAGGTGGACGCCCTGTACTACCCCGGCACATATGACATCAACCCAGACCACCGGCTCCAAGAGGTGGGAGGCGTGATCGGTCGCGGGGTGTCGATCACGTCATACGAGACGATCTGGCGGGAGTGCCTCCCTTATGGCCAGCGTGGCGTGGTCGCAGGCGGGACTCGCTACTGGTGCCATGTGAGCGCCCAGGAAAACGTCTACGTTCACGAGATCGCGGCGGAGGTCACAGGGCTCCCCACTGGCTCGATCTTCAAGTCCGTGCCCACCATGACGTTTCTCAATACCGAGTACGCCGCGGGGCCTCTTGGGACGAACTTCACCTTCGTGACCGGGGCGGGTGTCGCGTTCCCGTTCACCCAGGGGTTCCGCATCTTCGCGCGGATCTCGGGGCCGGAGATCGGCCAGCCCGATCCGACGCCGGTCGGTAACGGCGCAAAGACCGAGTATGAGGAGTCCTCCAGCGCATCCACCCGCGCTCGGATCGAGGACATTCTGGAGGACTTCATCGAGACCCCCGGGCCTCTCTCGCTCGGGGAGGACGTATTCGGGACGGGCGCGCTGGCGGACTTCTCCACCTACCGGCCCCTCGTGGCTCCGGGGTGGGAACGGGTCCAGTGTGCGGTCCCGAAGGACTTGACCAAGAGCCCGCCCACGGTCCGAGACGTACTCACTGACCTGTTCAAGACGGCCCCGGCTGACTTCGTCCAGCGGTTCGACCCTACGACCGGGGAGCGCCGCTGGTACCCGCTATGGCGGCGTCCGAACGCGGTCCAATCCTCCGCGGACTACCAGATCCGGTTCTCGGATCTGGCGGGCTCTGCACCCGTCACGGGTCAGGTACAGGCGGACCCAGGCGGCGAGTATCTCAACCGGTTGGAGTTGACCTCGGCGGAGATATACGGGGAGCCTCAGTCCCTGGCCCAGGGTGACCCCTCGGACGACCTCAACCCCGAGGACAGCCGAACCCAACTAGGGAACAACCTCACCGAGCAAGCGGCGAGCGCGGGGGGTGGGGTCTTCTCCAGGGCGGAGACGTACACGACCTTCAATCACCAGAAGACCCAGACCTCCGATGGGCTCCAGACTGCGGCTCAGGTCATAACGGCGCAGTTCTCCCAACGCCAGACCTACACGGAGGCGGACATGGGCGTGGAGTGGTATCGGCTTCAACTGGGAGACACGATCCAGTACCAGATCCACGGGTTCCCGGATTCCGTGGGGCAGATCCGCAGACTCGAACGCGATCTGGAGTCGCAGACGATTAACGTCACGGCGATCCATGCGCGGTTTTACGATACAAGCCAGACCGGTGGAGACGGCGACGGCGACTAGGAGCAGAGATGGCGAACTCAGGCAAGATCGGCGGCGTTACGTTCACGGACGGGGAGATGGTGTCCCCTGGCGTCGGAAACAAGGCCCTCAAGTCCACCGCGGTGGACGGTACCTCGCTCAACGTGGACGGGGAGAGCGGCTACTTGGAGATCAAGGACGCAGGCACCTCGAAGTCCAACGGGGTCCAGCGGGACCAGATGAGCAAGTTCGCCGGGTTCGTGATCCAGGGGAACTTGACCGCGAGCGATGCCGCGGCGGGGATCTTCTCGGTCGAAAACACCTACGGGACCGATCTGATCGTGCTGCGGATCGTGATCCTTGTGACGACGGAGGCGACCGGCTCCTGCACGATTGACGTGGGCGAGGGGAGCGACGGGTCTACCTCCTACGACAATATCATTGACGGCTTGGACGTGGGCTCGGGTGCGGGCGCTGCGGACAACCTGGGGGACCCAGGGACGAACGGGCACACCGTCCGCGCGTGGCGCTCGGGCGAGTACGTCAACGCCTCAATGGCGACGGGTGCCACGGCTGGACTCGTCGGGACCTACGCGATCCACGCGATCGATCTCAACTAACACCGGCCCACGTTTTCCCGCATAATGCAAGCGGGAAAGCCTAGGAGGCATCGATGACGTACAGGCCCCAGGCCAGACGAGCCGCGGACGCGATCACGTTTACCAACATCACCACGTCCTTCTCCACGGCGGCTGAGATCCAGTTGGACGCCGCCTCAGTGGACCTGGACTCTTATGTCCTCGACGGGTACACCCTGGAGCGCACGGGCGGCGCGGAGGCGGCTCTGACCATCACCGTGCGGTTCTTCGATGCGTCGAGCGGTAATTGTGTCTATGAGGACACCGTGACGGTGGACGCGAACGGGGACACGGCAGGGGCCATTGGCCTCGGGCTCCCCATGAACCGCGCCGCGAGCACCGGGATCTTCTACCAGTTGAAGGCGTCCGCGGGCTCTGATACGGACGGCACCCTCCTCGTCTACCTCGCCCCCCTGGTCGTCTGATGGCGTTCGGTGGTGTGACGAAGTTCCCAACCCCCGTGGCGGGTGGTGGCGGCGGTGGTGCCACGTTCACCGTGGAGTGGGACTGCACCGACGCGGCAGCGTTGGCGACTGCGGACTGGAAAACGACGGACCCCAACACCGTGAACGGCGTCGTGATGACGAGTCACAACGACTCGGCTACCGACACGCTGGAGCTTGACGGGTCTACCGGGCTCGTCATGCGGACGAAAATCTCCACCCGCTCAATCCCGTATGCGGATGTGGCCCCGGCGACGATGCTCCTCGCGGACGTGCAGGCCAGTGTCGGGGGGTCGTGGGATCAGTACACGGAACGGCTGTTCTTCCAGGCGCGGATCAACGGCACATCGGCCAACTATGACGGGTGCGGCATCACGCTCACGGAGAATGCGACCCCTACAGACATTCAACAGGTTTGGTTCGGGACCGCGAATGGGAACATCGTGTACTTCTCGGAGAGCACGCGCACAATCAGCCCGGCGGAGGCGATCACCCCTCCGTCCGACCTGTTGGTGGAGATCATCCTTGGTCAGTGGGGCATGGTCCGTTGGCGCATGGTCGCATGGCCCGGCAGTTGGCCCGACCCTGACACGTTCACTCCGATAAACGGCACGAACTATGGATACCAGCTCTTGCCTACGGGCTACTTAGCGAAACTCACCGCCTCGAAGTGGACGCCCGGCAACGCCCATTGGGGGTTCTGTGGCTGGCGTAACGCTGCGGACCTTAATCAGTTCACCGAGACTGTTCGCGGATGGCGAACCGGCAAGATCACGGTGCCGACATGACCCTAGATCAAGCGTTGATCATGTGTAGCGGCTGGGATGTAGATCCCGTGTCCGGTGGCGTCGTGGAGTTCGACGGCATCGACGTGCAGGTTTCGGACCCTGACGCCGGATGGGTCGCCTCTGGTGGCACGGCAGATCAGAGGGAGGCCGCTCTCCTGATCTGCCGAGAATGGCTCTATGTCTGACGAGGTCCTGGGGCTAGTCCGAGAGAACCTCTCCGAGACCCTGCGCCTCCGGGACGAGGTCCACACGCTCACAAGGCGAGTGGACGCTCACATCATCGAGCACCACCGGCCCCAACCTCCCCATGTTGCGCCCGCGCCGGTCCAGCCACCTCCAGCCCCAACTCCGGCCTCGGAGACGACGTGGGCGGGCGTGGCGTCCAAGGCGATTGATCACAAGCCCTTGAGGTGGGCCGCTCTGGTCCTGGCCCTCGGGTTCACCGGTCTGGGTGCGTCGGAGATCCGGGATCTGGTCGTCTCGGCGGCGGCGTCCCGGGCCGTGGAGTCCGAGGCCGAGGTGGAGTCCGAGGAGCCGCCTCCAGAGCCTGAGAGCCCCCAGGAGGACGCCGAGTGATGATGTGGAGGCCAGCCCCTGCCCCGAGGCCGATCACGCCACCACAGAGGCCCCACGGCTCAGCTTGACCCGCCACTGGCGGACAGCCTCCCCCGTGATCCCGTAAGCCTTGCCAATCGCAACGTGGGTTGCGTTACTCGCGCACAGGTCCCGGGCTCCGGGGTGGTTCTCATCGAGCCATTCCGCGAACTCGTCCCGGGTCTTCTCCGGTCGTCCCCTGCGATCCCTGGCGGTCCTCTCCACCGGGGGCGGCTTGAGGTGCTGGTTCTCGCGCCTCCACTTGTAAACCGTGGCGGCGG